ATATAAACTATTTTTATTTTCATTTGTTATAATATTTGCTATTAGTATTGATAAAATGTTATCACATTATTTAAATAAATACATAAATGATAATATTTTAACAAATACGCAAGAAGTTTTTGTAAGACTCGCATATCCAATTGTAATAATACTAACTTTATGGATTTTAAAAGCTATATAATTATAGAATGGATATAGATAAACAATATTGTAGCCCTTCATCAAAAGATAATAATGCTACATGTTTATCTAAAGAATCTCTAAAAATATTAATAGATACTTATAATAAATCTCGTAAAACACAAAAAGAATATATAATGTATTATGATAATAATTCTCAAATAGAATTATTTAAAAAATTGGACAATAAAATGAAAAAATTTACTAAAGGTAGTAAAAAATATTGGTTATGGCCTGATATTATAAATAAATTAACACCTGTTAATAATTATAATATTAAAATTATATCTAAAAATGAATTAATTCCAAAAAAACCAAAATCATGGTTAAAAAATAAAAAGGAATGGTTAAGTAATTATGATATCGATAATGTAATGAAACAATATTCTAAAAGTAAAAAATATCGATATGAATATCTTGGTACATTTTCAATAGATTTTGCTGTTAAAGATAATATGGGTTTTTGTTTACATTCTAATTTTTGTGATATAAATATACAAAATTATTTAAATAAAAATATAAATAAAATTGGTTTTATTACAAATTTAGATAAACATAATGAACCAGGTTCACATTGGACTTCTACTTTTATATATTTAGATGCTAGTAGTGATTCATTTGGTGCTTATTATTATGATAGCGTATCAAGAAAAATACCAGTATTAATAATGGATTTTATTAATAAAATAAAATTACAATGTAAAAAAATATATCCTAATAAAAAATTTAATATCAAATATAATTATTTAAAACATCAAAAAAAAAATACTGAATGTGGTATGTTTTCTATTATATATCAATTAAGATGGATACAAAAAATTCTTAAAAATAAAAATACAAAATTCAAAGAAATTATTAATAATAAAAATTTAACAGATGACAATGCTAATATGATGAGAAATTATTTATTTAGATAATAAATCTATTTAATTTTTTTATTATAGACATTTTAGATATACTATTAGGTCCTAATGTATATTTACTTTCTTTAATATTTATTTTTTTAATTTTTTTAAATTTTTTATTTATTTTAATAAAATAATGTGTATTCTCATTTTTATTTTCAATATTATCATAATATAAATAACCAGCTTTTGAACCAACTCTTCTTATAGCTAACGTAGGATTACTAAATTTATTAACAAATTTATAATTATTATTTGGTTTAATTTTTTTTATTTTTTTTCTATCATAATCAAGTTTTTTCCATATTTGAAATACACATTTTATTGGCAAATTAAAACTATTATCTGGTAAATCTACAGACTTAATTAAGTGAAAATTTAATGGTATTGTTTTTTGTAATGAGTTTTTTTCAAAACTTTTCGGTAAAATAAAAGAGAATGATTTACAGAATTTACAAGAATATTTTATAAATTTAATTGCTAAACTTGATTTTTTACCAAAAGGAGGATTTCCAATAATATAGATATTTTTATATTTATTAATAATGTTATTGTAATTATATTTTAAATAATTTTGTTTTTTAATTTTATTATGTTCTGGTTTTATATCCATTAATAATATATTTTTAAATTTTTTTATACATTTTAAAAAAGCTCCATTGCCAGCACTTGGTTCAATTACTAAATCATTTTTTTTAACTTTGATATATTTATTAAATAATTTACAACAAAATTTTACAATACTATAATTTGTATAGTGTTTATCATATTTTTTCATTTCTAATTATTATTATTATTTTTACATTTATCTAACATATTAAAAAATTCTCTACATTTACTTATATTATCCTCATTTTTTGATAAACATTGTAAATAATATTTATTTTCATCCACGCATTTTTCAGCATTTATTTCTATTTTTCGTGGTCCCATAATGCTATCAATAGTACGACTTGCTAATTGTGATCCAGTACCTAACGCCATACCTTGAACAATATTTCCCATTACATTTGATAAAATACCTTCTTTCTGTTGAACTACAGCAGGTGGTGATATTGAAGGAGATATTGTATGTGGTTGCTGATGTTTACGTAATGTTGTATTATTTTTATCATTTTTATATCTAAATAAAACCATTTAACTTTATATCTATTATAAATTTTATATAATTATTTTATAGAGATTAGATAATATGAAATATATTTCAATTATTTTATTAATAATATCATTAATAATATCATTAATAATATATTATTATATAAACGCAAATATAATTGAAAAATTTAACGTATTAAATATAAATGATTTCAATAATATTATTGATTTTAGTTCTATAAATAATAGAAGATTAGAAAATAAAAAAGAATATAATAATATAAATGAAATAATTGAGAATACTCTTGAACCACAATTAAAAATAATTAACGACACAATTGAAAAATATAATAGTTTTGAAGATACAATTAATGGTTATGGTTTTTTATAACAACAATCTTCCATATGTTTATTTTTCTTTTTAAATAAATTATTTTTACAATTACCATTTAAATCGGGTCTTCTTGATTTTGGATTACATGTATATTTTATTTTTTTTTCTTTATAACAACATATTTGTTTGTGTTTATTTAATTTTTTTATGGGATATTTGTCGTCACATTCATTTGTTATTGTATCTGGTCTTCTTATTTTTGGATTACACGTTTGTTTAATTTTTATTTTTTTATGTTTTCCTGCTTTACCTTTTTTACTAATACTTATATCTGAATTTGAATTACTATTTGGACTTTTAGAATCTAAATCGTACATTTTTTTAAATAAATGATAATCTATTGATACTTTTTGTAATTCTTTAAGTAATATTTCAATTTCTTTATATTTATTTGGAATAATTTTATCATATAAATTTTGATCAACGGTAGTATCAATATTTCTATCTTTATCACTATTTGGTACTAATTTATATATATGAATATTGATTTTTCTTTTTAAATTTTTATGTTTTTTTTCGTTTATATCATAATGAGAACAAAATCTAATAGCACGACCTTCTATTTGTCTTTTTCCGGATTCATTCCATACTGGGTCTAATATATGAATATGTTGTATATGTTTAAAACTAACTCCTTCTTTAATACTTGGGCTACCAATTAATAATTTAATTTTATCACCATATAAATTATCCGTATTATTAATAATTTTTTTTATAATATCTTTTTTTTCATTACTTTCATTACCACTCCATATAGCATATATTTTATTTTTATATTTTTCTAATAAAGTTTTATCTTTATAAATTTTTAATATAGAAATCCAACCATTTTTTAATAGATATTCTTCTATTACATTAATTCCTACATCTACAAATGATGTATAAATTACATGTTTACCATATACATTATTAGAATTAATTATTTTAACTAATTTATCAATTTTTGGAGCATATAATTCTAAATTATTAGTAACTTTATCAATATCATATTTTTTACTTAAACAACTTATACCGATTTGTCTTTGATTAGAATAAAATGCTTCCTTTTTATTTAATACTTCTTCTGTCATTTTATCTTGTATTTTTGTCATTTTAATATTATGTATTATTGTATTACTTTTTGGATAGGCATTTTTAGATGTTCCTGGAAAATAACTAATTTTACCTTTTAATTTTTCTAAATTTTCTTTATAATTATAATTTACTAATTCTTTTTTAACATTATTATTAGCTGGATTTAATAAATAAACTAATTCTGGTAATTCTTTAATTTTATCATAAATTGGTGTAGCTGTCAAATAAATAATTTTACAATTATTATGAGAAAATTTAGATAATAATTTAATTAATGTAGAATTAAGTGATAATGTATCTATTTTTTCTAACTTACCTTTTTCTTCAATTTTTAAATAATCATCAATACTATAAGTATCACTAATAATATTATGAATTTCGTCAATAATAATCATTTTATTTTTAGTAAAATCATTTAAAAATTTTAATATATTATTTTTATTTTTAATAGATAATAAACGAAATTTATCATATGATAATATATTATATTTTAAATTAATATTTTCTATAAATTTTTTTCGTAATTTTTGTTTTATATTTAAACTTGTATCATTATTAATATATAAATTATAATCATTTTCATCAAAATATTTAAAATTAGTACATAATGATATTAATTCGTCATAGTAATTATTAACTAATCTAGCTGGTAATATAACTAATATTTTATTTAGATTATTCATTTTTAAAAATTCTTCTGCTAAAATAATTGAGGTACAAGTTTTACCAGAACCAATTTCATGATATAATAAAAATTGTTTAATATTATTTATATTTTTATTAAAATATTTTTTTAAAAATAATTGTTGTGGTTGTAATACAAAATTATTATTTTTCTTACATAATTCATCCATATTTTTGTTATCAAAATTTTGTTTATATTCGATATATTCTTTATATGTTTTATACCTACTTTTATTCATAAATATACTAACTATTTAAAATATTATTTTAATTATATAAGAGAATGATAAATACTGATAAAATACTAAATATATTTTTTATTATTATTGTATTAATTATCACTTCATTAATTTATTTTAAATATAAAACATTTTACGAAAATTTTAGTGTAAAAACTGAAGAGCAACTTATCCTTGAAAAATGTCCTAGAGGATGTGGTTATCATAAATCTGTTCCAGATTGTGATGAATGTGTAAGCAATAGACCAAATTATGAAACTTCAAATAACAATGAAAGATCATGGATAGATAAATATCATATAATTGGAGATCAGATGGAAAATCATGTTAAAGACATAATAGCCGATTTAAAGGTACAAATTCCAGATATAAATTTTAGATTTAAATTTTTATTTGATAATAAAATTCATAATGTAACTTTACACCCTAATTATTATACTATTTTATATGAAAAATATAATCCAGAGAAAAATAGTAGCAATATTCATGATGTTTATAATTGGATAAAAAAATTAAGAATTGATTTATCAGAATTAGAAAATACTTTAGAAAATATAGAACATACTAATAATTGGAAATACATTGATTACATACCATCACAATGGGTTATTGATACAATACATAATATTGTAATTGAACATCAATTATATTCCATTGAATATAAAAACTTATTTTTGAAAGATAATAGTGTATCAAAAGATGATAAAGAATATTTATATAATATTTTTAAAATTGATAATAATTCTTTTACATTTGCTAAAGAAAGATGGGATATGTTCAAAGATAGTGAAACTAATCAAATAATTGATAGTAAAGAATATTCAGAAAAAATAATAGGTAATTTATGTGAAGGCAAAGGACTACATATTAATGATATTATACTATTATTTTCACTTGATAAAAATAAAGGTAAACATTATATAAATAAAATATTAGAATTATTAGAAAAAGCAGAGAAAAATAGATTGGATTATTTAGAAAATACATTACATATCAAAGAAAATGATTTTATAATAAAATTAAATAATAATTGTACATATAATGAAAATGATAAATTATTTACTGAAATAAATATTCCATATAATGTTAAAAAAAATAATATCGAAATTTATCAACAATTTTGGCCTATATTTGATAATATGGATTATAATCTTAATAAAAATAAATACAATAATTATAATTATTGTTATGAAAATGTAAAATGTTATGACGATTATAATGATAAATGTTTATATAGTATTAATGATGATGACTAATAATCATCACTATCTTCTGAATCTTCTGAATTGTCTAAATTTTCTGAATCATCTGTGTCATGTGTGTCTTTGTTATATAAGTCATTTCTTATTTTTTCATAATCGAAAACATTATTAGTATTATATTTTTTATTTGAAAATTCTAATTCTTTTTTCTTATATTCATTTAAATCAATAATATCATTATCATCATCACTATTATCTTCTTTATTATCATCTGAATATTTATATTTCATAAAATTCATATCATATTCTGGATTAATTACAGATGTATTAAATTCTTTATTTTGTGCTGGAGAATAATAATGTATAGTAAAAACTAAATTATGATTTACACCTCTAAAATTATATAATTCCCCATATGTGTCTCCTTTTTCAAATTTTAAAGTCATTTTAGCTAATTTACCTATAGGGTGAAATTCTCTTAATTTTAATTTTAAATACGTATTCGAATCTTCATTTAAACCCCAAGAACTAACTTTGATTTTTGCCAATCCCATTGTGTTTTGTGTATATGATAAAGAACCATATAAGTGTTTTTCAATTTCTGGACATCTAAGTACTACATAATCAGTTCCAATTAAATATAAAATACCGGGAGCAATAATTTCTTGGAGAAAGCTTTTATCATTATAAATAGAATGAAAAAACTTATTAAATTCTTTTTCTTTATTTATATCAATATAATAATAATTATTATTATTATCAATTTTTGTTTTAGAATAAAAACCCAATGTTTTATCAATTGTAGAATTTTTCATATCAAAAATAATATATCTATTTGATTCTATTTTTAAAATATTTTGTAAATCAATAGGATCGCTATTACCTTTAAAATTTAATGTAATTTCTTCATAATTTTCTTTATCTAAAAAAAAATTATTAGTATGTCTATTTTTAATTTCATTTATTATATTTTCTTCTATTTTTTTATTCAATTGTATTAATAATTTATTAATATTATAATTCCCTATATCTAATTTAATTTCAAATAATTCAAAATAATTTTTTAAAAGAAATTTGTAATTATCTTTATTTTTAATATCAATTAAATCATTTGGAATATAATAATTAATCTCAGGTTTATAAATATAACTTGGATATAATTTATAGAAATCATTATCTATTTTAATAAAATTATAAGGGGTTAATAAGTTATCTATATTTATCCATTCATC